GATGCTCTACCTGCTGATAATAGGTCAATATCAACATCTTCACCAACCCCAACTAATAATCCAGTAGATGTAGTATTAAGAACGGTTGTATTAGACAACTCTATCGTTCCCGTCCCTTTGGCTTGAATTTTGAAACCAACGTTATCATCTGTGCCATCAACATACAATATTGGGTTTTGAGATGTATTAGCATTATGGAAAACAAAATAATTAGCTGCCTCAGTATCTGGGTCTAATTTTAAGGCAGTATAACCTTGACTATCTATAATAGTATCGGTGTCCAATCTAAAATCACCAATAGAACGAACACGACCATTACCTCGTGGAGTGAGTCTAATATCAACATCGCTATCACTACCTCTAGCGTCTATACTTGGGTTGCTTCCTGCTTGAGCACTGACAAATCTAAGATAATTAACTGTCCCCGTCACAGATAAAAACTCTGCTGATGCTTGATAAGTTCCATCAGTTGCTTTAGTATAAATCTTTTTATCGTCATTAGTTAAAACTAGTTTTTCGGACACGATATTATTTCCAAGCCCATCAGAAATGGCCAAAGTAATATAGGCATATCCTCCCAAAATACTACCTACGATCAGAAAAACTACTGCTATAAGATATTTTTTCATATAATTTAGTTATTTGACCTGCTTACCTCAAACCAATCGGCTTGAGCAGTAATGTAAATTAAACATAATGTATCACCTAATCCTAATGTGGCGTCTACACCACCAGCCAACTGTAAACTAGAATTAGCTAAAACAGACTCATCTTGAAAGGTTACGGTGTTGGGATCAGAATATCCTACAAAACATATTTTCTCGCCATTCTGACCTACGGCTATAGAAGGAGTAGCGGTTATAGTTACTGCTCCACCAGAGCCTTGAATTAGCATATGTTCTCTGAAATTTCCTACCGTAACGCCAGTTCCTGCTACCACACTTAATACTGAACCATTGGGAACACCTATTTTACGTCTATTCCAAACTGCTGTTGTAAATTGTCCGTTATCAGATAGAAAACCAGTGGCCATTGAAGCAATAGCAACAGTACTATTCTGTGTTATTAATCCTGTATTGCCAATAGACAGTCTATTCGTCCCGTCGGTTGTAACATCAAGTGTCCCATTAGCTGAACTGTATAAACCTGTGTCGGTATCATCAGTCATAAAAAGAGATGGTGCGGACACTGTGCCATCGCCTATACCTAATTTAGTGGTAGTGGCAATAGCTACTATTGTAGTCGTGTTAAAAGTGGCGGTATCAGCGGTTAAGTCGGTAAAATATCCTGTGGCTATTGGATTACTTGCTGTGCCTGCGGAACTTACTACTAAAGGAGTAGTAGAACTAATCTCTACACGCCTATTAGCATCAATGGCAATAGCCGCACCGGAATTATTAGAAAGTGTTGATGGAGTAGAAGTAAAATAACCCGGCAAACCAAACTGTGAAACTGCTGCTCCGACCACGCCAACAGCTCCTAAAAACAAGGCACTTATGCCTACTCCAGCAAAAAATGATTTTATTGCTCTATTCATATATTAATAAATTATTCACCTATTATTGAAATAGTTGTTGATGGTGAAAGAATTAAACGTCTATTTACATCTATAGCCAAACCAGCCCCCAATCCATTTGATAACGAGTCGGTGCTAGTAGAATAATAACCAATCATGCCATACTGACTAACCGCACCTAGCATTTGTTGTTTGTTAGTATTATATTGGATCAAGTTAAATACTATACTAGCCAAAGCTAATACTGATATACCAATTAAACTTAATTTTGTTTTATCCATATATTATAGTTAATTCATTTATCGCTCCGTCTAATAAGACGGAGGGGAAAGGAACTAATAAGCAGTCCATTGCATTACAACTGTGCCGACAATGGCGGCCATAGTATCAAAACTTAAAGTGATATTTGCTGCATCTAACGTCGCTAAAGAAGCGGCGACATCAAAAGCCGTTTGATTATGGTTATATAAAGCGATTATGTTTGTTGTGCTTGTTCCAACAAAATAATCATTCGCCGTCCCTGGACTCATAGTTGTAGCAATAGAAGATTCATTAGTAGTAGAAGTAGCCGTTCCATAGCTCTGACAAATATTTATATCTTCGGCATTACGATTACATTGAGCGTAAGCCTGAATTATAACCATTTTAGGTATTCTTCCAAGTCCGTGAGCAATATTTTGACTTCCAGTTCCAGCACCGCCCAATCTTGTAGCTTGCCCAGTAGCATAAGGGATAATCCATTGTGGGGCAGTTCCGCTTGAGTCTAAAACTTGTGTTGACGCACCAATTCCTAAATTCTTAAAATTAGTTCCGTCATTGTAGATAATACTTCCAGTAGCGGTTGAAGTAGCAATCCACGATGGATTTAATAAAGTATCTGATTTTGCTATCGGCAAAGCCCCTGCTGTTGGGGTAGTGGTTGCGTTAGCTGGGTTTTGAACTACTAAAGAGTTTGAGTCAAGCGTTGCAAGACTATCAGCCGAACCGCCAAAAGAACTATCTAAAACAGAACTAGCATTAGTTACAGGCACGATATTAAGACCTGCTGTAGAGCTTGTAATGCCTGTATGGATAACTAGACCAGCATCAGTACTACCAGATCCATAAGCAGCGTTAGAAGCAGCCTCAGCACCAGTTCCAAGTTCAACAATACCCTTACCAGTAGTAGTAGCCAAAGCAGTTTCAGCGGCTGGACTTATTCCATCCCAAGTGCCGCCTTCATAAATATAAAACTGACCATCAGTAGTTGAATAAATAATATCGCCATTAGCAGCAGATAGAGCATCCCGTTGTGTATTAGTCATAGACGGAACACGAACTGTCCCCTCAGTAGTAGTAACAATAAGACCACCACCTATAGTTGTTAGACCATTAATAGTAGTAGTTCCAGTAATTGTTTGGGATGCTGACGGAGTAGATACAATGGCCGTACCTGATATTTTAGAAGCACCAATCGCGGCCGAAGCATTGATATTAGTATTTGAAATATTGCCATTAACTAGAGTATAAAGAGTATCAAAATTAGAATTTATTTCAGAAGAACGAATAGTGGTATTTGGCGAGAAAGTATAAGGTTTAGTAACAGTTCCACCAAGTCTAGGCTCTTGATATTCATCAACTTGCAAGACAGTACCGGCTGGTATGTTGTTAGGATTAGTTATACCATTCTGATCAGCGATTGATTTCCAACTAGAACCAAAATATTGCCAGAGAGTTTCTCCGGAATTAAGTGTAACAGTATAAGCCAAAGCAGAACTTCCTACGAATAAGAAAGCCCCAATTATAAATCCTGTAATTAGATATTTGTATTTATTCATATTTCTTAATTAATTTGTTCCCAACCATCTTGGGTATTTTTAAATATTTGTAATTTACCAGTATCAGGATTAAACCATTGCATACCTGTTCGTGGTTGATTTGGAGTAGTAACCGACACAATATACAAATCTAATTTTTGGTATAAACTGTCAAATTCCGAGTCTAAATTTACATCTCCATGTTCGTGTATTTTTGGCATATTAATGATAATTATAACCTTGTAATTCTTGTTCTAATTTAAATATTTCAACCGGCTCATCAGAAGTATTATTGAAAAACTGATATTGAATAGTTCGTCCACGACTTCCCGGCCTATATCTTTTTACAACTCTATCAACACTAGAAAATACAGCCACATCCCAAACGGCATTGTCCCATAATCCACCTGACTGTAGATGGTCAACTGTGGCAAATAACTCAAAACCATAGGCATCTAAATTTTTATATATTTGTAAAGAACTGGCAATAGTCTGAATAGCCCCCTCGTAAAAAAACCAACCAAGCCTTTTGAAAGAACCAATAGCATCCAAATCCCATTCTTTAGTTTTAACCGACATTTTTATAGAACTATCGCTATCGCTGTATGTGTCATCATATAGTAACAGAACCTTTGAGTCAGTAGAATTGCCGATATATAACTTATTTATACCATTTGAGTCCTTATAAGTTCCCATAACATTAGCCGATAAACCCTCAAACTTAGTCCAAACTCCATCTTGATTAGTAATGTTAGACCAAATTAAATCTAATACCCAAATGACATCCTTCTCAGTACTATCAGAATCTTCAGCTATCATTAAATAATACCTATCATCAAATACAAATCCAGAACTAACTGATTTTAAACTGCTGCTAATTGCATCAATAACCGGTCTTATCTTACGACTTAATAAATAATCACTAGAACCATCAAAAGCATATACTCCACTCTGTGATAAAGCAATACTATAACCGCCATAAGAAGCAATTGAATGCTTAGCAATACAACCATGAGTATTCTCACGCCACTTAAAATAAAACTGATCAGGATCTGTACCAACTAACACACCAGTTTTGCTATTGCTATAAATAATCAAAAAATCTTTAGTCCTGCCAATACCAACCAAATCCTCACCAGTATCAATCACAGCATATCCATCCCATTGCTCGCCATTTGCTAACCCGGACCAATATAACTTAGTACCCAATATTCCCCATAATCTATTGTTATGAACAACTTGGTCGGTAAATTTAGGCAAGCCGGATATATCAGTTGCAGTAGCAGTTATTATCTTAAAGCCGGTATCAGTACCATTATTACAGACAATAGCTTTAACTTTGGCATGAATAGTATATTGCGAAGTACCATCAGGAGTAATATCCCACCGGCCATCAACATACAAAGTATCAGCAGTATTTTCCAGTATAGTTTTAATCTGACCAGAGCCAGTTCCTGCAGTAATTTTTACAATATAATCGCGATAAGCATTAACAGTCCAACCAATACCAGTATCAACCAAACTATAAGTAGTACCACTAGAAGCTGTGCCAGATGTAGTTGTAGCAACCGCAGCACACTTAATATCACTCATTTGCAAATACAGTCCAGTAGTCAAGCCAGTTTTTATATCTGTGTCCCAAGAGCCAGTATTATATTCAACTACCTTAGTACCATAAGCTTTAAATTTATAAGAAGTTCCAGCATCATTGGTATAGTTCTTTATGACCGTAATAGCTGATGTATTAGCATCTGTGCCATATTCCGAACTACCTTCTCGTTTTTTCAAAGAGCCCTTTTTCGTTATTAATACATTAATCGCCTCTGTCATTTCATTTTCAGCCAAAGAGCCGGCAAAATCTTCAGTATTTACGCCACCATTAAATTGTTTTGCGCGTAATATCATAATTATCCAATTGGACGACTATAATGTCTTTCATTAGTTTCATCAATATATTCGCCTCTATAATTAGGGTTATTTTGATTTAATACTCGAGAATTAATCTCAAACGCATTATCATCGTACAACTTCTCAGCCATAGAAAAATGAATATTGGCCTTATTCTCTTGTTCAGCCTCAAGCCAACAAAGACCAGTAGTATATCTCACAATAATTGGACGATAATCTGTTTCAATATCTGAATCAGTATCAGTTGTTTCTTCCAACGCAGTAATAACTTTCAAGCCATCAATTTCAATACCACTAGTAACTGCAGTTGATGGACGAGGATATAACAATAAGTAGTTAGCACGAACAGTCCAAGCCAAAGGATCACCACTCTCAACAGTTTGGTCTAACTCTCTAAAATCCTGCAAGGGATAGAAATCCAAAGGAACTGTCCAACCATCACCACGATTATATGACACCTGCTTAATTTTAGTAATGCCAGCCAAACTCAATGAATAATCACGCTGATCAGCAACTGAACTAATATAAACTAAAGTATCACGCCCCTGATAATGAGCTTTATTCCAAAACCATAATCGCGCATCATGAATCAAATCAGTAATTAAATTATCACTCCACTCGGTATTGTCAACATCAGCCGGAATACCAAGCTTACGTTTAACTTCATTTAGATATTGTAATAATGTAGAATCAAACTTCATATAAATTTATTTAATAAGGTAAGATAATTGAACCGGACGGGAGGACTTATAAATCCGATAATTATCTACCCTTATCAAATAGGGAATAAATCCCTATATGATTTTATTCTTTATCTTCTGTTTTTTTAACTCTCTTAGCTTGCTTTTTTGCTTTCAATGTTTTAGCGACTGTACCAAGTTTTGTTTCCGGCTTTACCACTTCTTTGGTAGCCATTTCTTCAACTGGAAATACTAATTTGTTACGAAGCTCCATCAACTCATTTTTAGTAACAGTTTGCTGTTCATTAATACGCCATTTTTCTCGGCCATTATCGTCAAGACCGGGGAACTTTTCTTTTAAATAACCAACCATATCATCTCGCAAAATCTTATCGGCTAAATGTTTAGCCAAATGATAAGCGACATGTTCTGGCAAAATTGTCTTTTCACCAGCTTTTAACACCCTGTCTTTTCCTCCAAATAAACAATGGAAATCTTCTTCCAAAGGGTTAAATACGCCAACCGACTTTTCATCATCAAAGTCTTTTGGAATTTTACTAATTTCTGTATATTCCGCCATATAAAATATATATTAATGAATTATTTGCCTCCCGGCATTATTATTCCTCCCACTATCGTGAGAGGAATTAAATGACTAGGAAGCTGCCACAACAACACCCTCATCACCAAACAAATATACATTTGTAAGAACAGATGAATTAGTTGCTTGTGCCTCTTGTGCGATAGCCGCAGAATTGTCAGAACGGGAAGTAGCATCTTGCACAAAATATGATGTACCATTCAAAACTTCCAAGAAGTTATCTTTGGCAACATCAGTTGTACCTTCAACTAAAGCCTCGCAATCACCTTTGATTTGCGCCCAGAAGTAATAACCATCTTCTGATACATCAACAACTTTGGGAGCAACTGCGATAATTTGTTTGCTAGTTTCAGTAGCCGGAGTACCAAAAGTAGGATTATACTCTTCATCTCCATCATAGGAGATAACACCAACCTCGCCTTGAGCCACGTCATCAGCAGTATATACATACATATATACTCGATTTCCCTCTTGCTTGGTAGAACCAAGTACGCCACCCAAGTCACTGATTGATCCTTTTAATTCAGCCATAGGATTAATTATTATTGATAAATTAAATATTCAACATTTAAAACTCCATTGGTAGTAGTAGCAGCCGCCCCAAATACAGCATTAATGTATTGAGTAGCTGAACAAGTAATACCAGCACCCTCAGCCGTAGACGATGTCATGTAGACAGCCGTACTGGTTGAGAATGTATCACTATCAATGGTAGATAATAATGTTGTAGTAGCAGCAGTTGCGGCTGTTCCAAGCGAAATAGTTGTAGTAGCTGAAGCTGTAGAACTAGGAGTAACATAAAAGTCAACTCCAGTTATTAGCCAACCATTACAAGCTATAGAAGCTGGAACAGTAGTACCAGAAGAAATAACCTTGCTATATACTTTAGCAGTCTGATAAGTATCACCAGCACTGCCTAGCATGCCAGATAATACAGGAGCTTCTACTTTTTCACTTAGATTGTTACCAAGAATATTACCAGCAATACTTGCGATACTAGACCACAAGTCTGAACCAGATGACATTTTAGCAACATTAAGCCCAGTACCAACTAATACTACCATCAATAAGCTGACTAAAGCGATATTGATTTTTTTCAATGTAGATTTTTTAATGGTTTTCATATTAAAATATTCTATATTTAAAAGTAGCATTAGTTTCAGCATCGGAAGAAGTTATAACAAAACTTCCTGCTGCCGGAGTCACATACCATCGACCTGCTGGTAGTGAAGTGTGCATAATTACAATCACACTATTAGATTTAACATTGGCATTGGTAATAGTCTTAGTATTACCTGATGCCCATGTTTCAGCCGAAGTTTCAACCGCATCCTTTTTTAAAGATGGGATATACTCGGCCTGATTTAACGCATTTGCCATAAGCAATTCCCCGTAGGGTATTAGTCCTCCCTACAGACTAACTGCGTACAATTAGGCTGTTAGACCAGTTGATTTAAATGATCTAGATGGTCTACTAGCACACAACTGACCATACATTAAGATAAAGCCAACTCGTCCATCCTGATCGTGAGGTTCACGCATAGGAGTAACTGTAAAGCCATTCTTGTCAGTAGGATGAACTGGATGATCACCAACATAGAAATCTAAATAACGAGTATTTAGACCGAACATGTAACCTGACGGACAATATTCATCAGCTACAACCTCAGCACCGCGATACATCAACTTAGCAAAACTGCCATCAGCAGATTGATTATTGGTATATCGTAAATTTGGAAGTAATAAGGCTTCGTAAGCATTCCAAATAGTTTCAGTAGTAACGATTAAATCAACTGATTCAGCGCCACGTCCGGACGAAGCAGCACTATATTGAGATGCCATATGAGCTAAAGTTAAACTACCAACAGTAGCTGAAACATTAGCAGCGAACCAAGTATAAGTTGCTAAAGTAATATCACCAAGAGAGGTGACTTCAGTACCATCATCAACCAAAGCTTTTAGACCTAACAAGTCTTTACTTGAATTTCCAGTACCATCACCAAACACCATAGTAGCTAAGTTATTCTTCAATGTTTCCTTAGCCTCTTCCATGTCCTGTGATAAAAGATTTACTACTCTTTCAACACTAGCTTTACCACCACCATTTTTAAATAGTTCAATATTGCTTGAAACGATAGGAGCATAAACCTGTTTCCAGCTATATTTAGCTCTAGTTCTAGTATTTTGCAACTCTGTGTCTAAAGTTTCTAAACCAGAATAAGAACCGCCATTAGTATTAAAAGCATAAGTTACCGGAACCTCAATAAAATTGCCACCAACAGTTCTTTTCTTGCTTTTTGCCAACATCTTACCAAAGAAAGGCATTTCTTTCTTTAGCTGATGGACAACCGATGGAACGACGTAGGAACGAGTAATACTCGTAACGCGTCCCCAATCTGTAAAAGCCATACAAAATTATTTTAATGTCCTCCGCACTATATATACTTTTTAACATCAGAGAATATATCTGATAAATCCTTATTACCATCTCTCTCAGGGTCAAATACTGGCATTTCGCCAGACCGATTAGCAGAACCTTTTGGCAATTCACCACGCTTTTGCAATTCCTGTTCAGCTTCAGTAAGAACCTTTTTGCCCTTATCAAGTTTACCTTGATGTTTAGCTAATTCTTGTTGAACCTTCCAAGCGCCGAAAGCTTGTTTTAAAGTACCAAGTGGGTATTCATTATCAGCAGCAAACTTAGTAATAGCAGTAATATTTTGTTTAAATTCATCACCAAGTTCAACCGATAATTGTTCTACTTCTTTATCAACTTTAGCCTTATTTGCATTTCGCTCTTTAAGAGGAGCATTCAATGTTTCCATTATTTTGCCAACAATTCTCTCTTCAACCTGTGACAGTTTCCCGTCTTGAGCTTTTAAGAGCATGCGAAATCCAGCTTTAGTCTCTTCGTCAGCACCCTCTAATGCTGATTTGACATCCGGTGGCAAAGTAGCAAACTCATCTTCGGTATTATTATCAGGCTTGCTAACAGTAGTTTCAAGTTTAGATAATCTTTCCTCAAGAGTTTTATTTTGCTCCGCCACTTTCGAAAGAGCATCGCGGTCTTTTTGCCAAGCTGACATCAGACCATCAAATCTCTCTTTTGTATATTCTCCTTTGACCTCGTCAGACTTGACCTTGTTGTTAGCATCAGGTTTTTCACCTTCAACTTCCTTCTTGTCATCATCTGATTCGGATTTTATTTCCTCCTCTTTTTTAACTTCCTCACTGCCATCAGGTGCTTCCGAGCTGTCCTCAGTGTCATTATCATCAGATGTTTCATCTGATGATAATGACTCGTCAGCGAGTCCGGATTGAAACGCATCTGTAATGGAGAGCGATTCGTTTTTTACTTCTTCCATAAATTGTTTGTCACTTTCTTATTTTCTGGTGAGCGTTTCCACTTCCATACTTCTAAGATGAGCAACAGTTATTTAATTATTGTTGTATATTTTGCCCGTTATTCTCTATCATCTGACCTTGCCCATCACCACCTTGTATCATAGCAACATACTGTTCAATTAACTGCGCGACAAATTGTTCCTGTTCTGGTGTAAATTGATTTTGTTGTAAAGCCATTAATAGCATATCGTGATGAACCTTAGGGTCATCTTCAGGCTTAGGCATTGCTTGTTCAAATTGATTAGCTTTAATTAATTTGATTTGTTCTTTAACACTTTCTATCTGGCCATACATATCATCAGTTAAAATAGTTTTACTCTGCATCCAAGCCTCAAGTCGTTTAGCCGTCTTTTCAGGATCAGAATCATTAAGACGTTCAAACAATGATAATGGATCTAGCGCATTCTTACCCCACAACTCAATTGCCTCATCTCGTTGCTGTTCTTTAGACACCGGCATCATAGAGCCAGACTTCATAAATATTTTAATGCTCGAATCAATCTGCGACCAGTCTAATACTTGACCAGAATCAAGCTGACTTTTGCCACCCTTATACATTTTTTCAATCTGTACTACCCATTCAAATAACTCCTGTAAAGCATCCTCAATATTACGAACAACATAGCGAATAGGAGTCTGGTCAGCCTCCTGTAAAGCTAATATACCACCTTTTGTTTTATTATTATTATCAGAACCACCACGACTAACCTCATGATGACCCCATAAATTATCTAATTCGCGCTTTTCTATCTCAATACTATCAAAGAATTGTGACGGAACAGGAATACCTTGAGCAATCCATACTGACTGTTGTAAAGGTCTATTCTCACGAGTATTAAGCCGGACAATCTCACCTTTAGCTTTGCCACTTTTAATTCTTTTAGCCTGTTCTTCATCTTGAATTTTGCCATCAATAAATATATTAGGTTTACCAAGTTCTTCACTATTATTTTTAATATCGTGCTTTCTGTCATTTAAATCATCTAAAATACGAATTGACTGCTTAAGTACACTACGAGAATATAACTCTCCAGCCAAACGATAAGTGTCAAAATGTATAATTGGTATTTTACTTTCAGTAAAGTAATTAGTCTTCTCCTCAAAACTAGACATCGCCTCTTCCACCTCGCTACTAATCTTATCTTGATTAGTTTCCATTCCAACCATTCCTTTAACCTTGTCCATAGTTTCAGACATCTTGCCTCTCAAACCATCTTTTTTATATTTTCCCTCAATTTGCGACTTAATATCCATTACTTGATTAGCCTTATCAGGAGCAAATAATGGATTTCTCATTTTCTCAATAATATGATTATCAACCTTATAGCACCACCTATCACATTCCATGTATAATTCTAACCGACAAACATTCTTTAATTTAGATTTATGTTCATTATCCAAATCAATATCCTCATCAACTTTCAACTCGGAATAATCAGCAAAAGATATATCTTTGCACTTCTTCTCACCAAAACGACCATACATCCATTGTCGTGACTTGTAAAAAGTAACAACCACATAATCAGCATCATCAATACCGTCAGCATTAGGATCTATCTTTACTCGGCTAGGTTTTAAACTTTCAAGTCCAACCTTTTTACGTTTAGAATCCCAAAAAGGAAATACATAGAAATCAGCATAAGTCCATAAACCCATTACCCAGCGCTGTAATAAACTCTGACCTTTATTATTATCCCACCATTCCTCAAGATATGACGATAAAGTATCAGCCACCTGCTGTTTGGCTTTAATAAATATCTTGTCTTCCATTTCTTCTTCCTTGTAATCAGTAACTCTAGCGGCCGGATTAGGCTTGCTATCAGTAACCAATCCAGTCATATTACGAACAATGGGAAATAACGGATTATATATTAAATCTTGTTTGTTATAATCAACCTTAGCTGGGTCACCATCGAGATAAGCATCAGCCTCTTTCCAATCTTTTAATTTTAATTCAAACAAGGCCTTAGCATCATCAATTCGAGCATTTATCTTGCGAATAATTAGCTCATCTTCATCCTTATTCCAGTTAATAGGCTGACTATTTTCTTCAATTGTATTCAATATTGCCATATTATGTATAATTCAAATCCCCATAAGTAGCTTGCATTTTCTCGAATAACTCTTCAGCAGTTTTAGGATTTTTAGGTATTTGTTTTGGTGCTGGTGGCGGTTTTAAATCAAACCCCTCTTCCAACGCACGCATACCATAACGAATGCTATCGACGCAATCATCAGGACCATCAGTATCCAAGTCCTGCATATTGCCATGCTCGGCATAAACCTGCAGAGGTATAGTTTCAATTAATTTTTTACAATTATTAAATATTTGCCATCTAGATTCCATTGTTCCATCCTCGTCCTGTGTAACGCGCATATAAGCTCGCATCAAATTCCAGCCATTTACACGCGAGTTTGGCCCCTTGACAGCCAAATGAATAGGAACATCAAACTTCTGTTTTTCAAAAACCTCAGTCATCTGTCCTAGAACAGACTTGCCACCCTCTCGACCGGTATTAGCTATATTATTATCAGATATAATCCAATTAATAACCTCATTAACCGGAGTATCTCTAACTATCGCCTCTGCCAACATCTCTCCCGTATGTTCATGAACACATAACTCACGATAGGTATAAAGCTTCCCATAATTCTTATCAAACGCATGCCAATATACTGCAGAATATCCCTTATTTTCAACATTAGCCGAATAACCATAGTCAATTGATATAAATCTTACAAACGATTTAGGCAATTCAATTGGAGTTGTAACATGATATTTCGGATTAAACTCAGTAAAATACTGCCCAGCAAATACATTCCAGTCGCCATCACGATATGCCTTGCGTAACTTTTCAGGTAAAGACTCAAGCTGAGCAAAATATGTCTTAGGTAAATGCGGATTATCGTCAGGTAAAGCTTTTACATAAAAGAACTGATTAGCCTCAATCTCATTTTCATCAAATTGTTTATCCATCCATAACTTCTTAACCCAGCCATGACCGATACCACCCGGATTAGTAGCTGAAATGAATTTCGGGTCATTAATTCCAGTCCAACGCAGACGTAACCGCAACATATCAAATACTTCTTTTTGATTTCTTGTCAATTCATCAACCGCAACTAAGGCAAACTCACTCGATAAATATTTACTTGGATCATCCAAATTTCTTAGAGCTAATACTCCACCGCCATATTCGGCTCGCAAATGGAAACCCAAGCCATAAGTTTTAGTATCTTTAACCTCACCAAGCCAACGTGGAATAGTAGATTCAATCTTGCCAATATGTCTATCCTTAAGTGATGGATAATCTTCACAGAATAAGCCGGCAACAATACCTTTTTGACCAGTTTCAGCATGCCATCTCATCAATTTATAAATCGGATACCACCTTAACCAATAAGATTTGCCCGGTCCAGCCGATCCTCCATACAGCAAATACTTATATTTATTAGCCATATGGAGCGCATATTCCTGTTTTTCAAAGAAATTCATCAGCTCTTTAAGGCTGATTTTTTCCATCATATGTCAATTGTTACAAATCTTAATTTTTCTAATGCTTCATCGTCCAACTTATCAGGTAATATTTTATCAGATAACTTATTCAAAATTGGTTCTGACCCTTGACTAGCACGCAATACAAGAGTTTCGCGCAAAGCTAATGTCTCGCCTCTTGCCTTTTTATCTAGTATTTTCTGAACCTCTTCACCCTTTTGCCACCTTTCTAACACCCATAACAACTCCTGTCTTTCTTTTCTAACAGGAGGACGACCGCTTCTGCCCTTTTTTCCAACCGCATCATTGCGTTTTTTGCCCTTCATTTTAAAAAGATTACTTTATTTATCACTAGCTATTCAGCAAACATCTCAGATGCTTGCAATTTGTTATATTTAATATTTAATCTGTCGCTTAATATTTTTGGCATCAAATTATTAACCAATAAAACAGTATCTTCAACAGTACAGTCATTACTAATAATCATATCAATAATCTTATTAGCTAAAGCACCGAGTCGTTCCCCTTGTTCTTTAGCCTGTTTTTCTTCTCGCATTTTAGTAATATTTAATAAAGTTGCCATATTAGTGTACAAATTTAGATGATTTATCAATTCTTTTAATTTCCCATTTCATTTTTTCCTTATTTTCCAAATCCTCTGCCTCATCTTGTGACTTATCCGAATCCTCTTTTTTCAATCTTTCCACCGCATCCGGATAACATTCAGCAAAACCATCCATTCCTGGCTGTAAGAAATCCTGCTTATGATCAACAATATATTCCTTATCATTGCTAAGTTCCTTAGCTATCACCTGCTTTAAACCGCATTCTTGGCATATTTCAAGCTGTTTAAAGGCATCTTCCTGCTCAACTGACCATGTATGACCATACTTATCACATTTAGCGCTCATACGACGTTTAGTTTATATCCATAAAAAGAGGCATTTAGTTTCCATTTCTCATAATCAGGCAATGTAACACGATGATATTTTTGTAAATGATTATATAATGCTTTTGCCTCTGATTCAAAAATAGTTAAAATAACTTTCGTCTTATCAACCCGACTCAAAATAGTTTCAATTATTTCCATATAAAATAAAATAGAACACAAAAAATAGTGTTCTTAACAGGATTTTAGCTTAGATATTATTGCCTCCATACAATTATCGTATCGGAGCATTAAATTAGCTCCTTAATTCTTATTATTAAATGTTGCTTGTCGCAGTCACAGGAGCAGTGACTAACATTCAATAACAAGAAGTAAATCTCAAATCTGTATATATTCTATCAGGCGAAGTAAGTGTTGTCAATCAAAAGATAAATAGAATTATCCACAACCTTACAAAAACCTTACAAAAAAAAAAAAAAGTTTATAACATTTTATATCTATATATATATAATATTTTATATTATTAATAAATAAAAGTGTAAGGTTGTAAGGTAGAGGATAAGCAGACGCTAATATTAGCAAAATTATGACTTTACAAATCCCTTACAAAATGCCTAAAAAGTGTAAGGAATTTTCCAAAAAAAGCCTCTTTTTGTAAGGTTTTGCTACAACTTTCATCAACTACTTCATTGAATGTAATTAAAACCTTACAGAACTTACAAAAAAAAGTGTAAGGAAGTTATCCACAGCTACCCCCTTGACAAGATATCGTGCGTATGCTATACTAATGATAGATACATCACATCTAGTATATCCGACCATATCGCTCGCCTCCGACAGGAGCGCAAAAAGAAGCGAACAGGACACGGACATACAGGATGAGATATATCACTATATATATGAG